GCCTGCTGGAGCGCCTGTTAATGAAACTGTTTCATCAGGCAGAGTAATAGTTCTATCTGTATTTGTATTTGGAGCAGTAAGTGTAACTACACCAGTACCACTTGCGTTTCCTTGGACCTTTAATTTTGCCATATCTATATCTCCTAAGCTATTGTCCAAACGCTACCGCTTGGGATTGTGACACTAATACCGCTGTCTATTGAAATAGGTCCAAATGTTCCAGCATTATTACCAGTAGCTATCGTGTAGTCAGCTGATATTGTATTAGCGTGTTCATACAAGCCTTCATCTGTAGAGTTACCACCACCTACTGCTGCCCAAGCAGAGCCGTCGTAAACCTCAGCACTTGTGTCTGTTGTATTCCACCTTAAATAACCTGCACTAGGTGAACCATCACGTTGTGCTGTTGTGCCAGAAGGCAATTCAGCTGAACCAGTAGCACTAGTTCTCGCTACAAGTAAATCAGTATCAATAGATGCTGCACTAGCTGCTGCTTCTGAAGCACTTGTGGCTGCATTAGTCTCTGAAGTTGCTGCGTTAGTCTCACTTGTACTAGCATTAGTAGCTGCAGTAGATGCAGTAGTAGCACTACCACTAGCTGAAGAAGCTGAAGTAGATGCTTGACTAGCTGAAGTAGATGCACTAGAGGCTGAAGAACTAGCCGATGTAGCTGATGTGCTAGCTGAAGATGCTGACGTTGAAGCATTAGTAGCACTAGTACTAGCTGAAGTAGCACTGTTAGATGCTGAAGTAGCACTATTAGCTGCGTTAGTCGCTTGTGTAGTAGCTGTAGCTGCTTGAGTATTAGCTGTAGCTGCACTAGATGCAGCACTAGTTTCACTAGAAGCTGCTGCTGTCTCACTCGCTGCTGCATTAGTAGCAGAAGTAACAGCTGTATTTTTATAACTTAATGCATTAGTCTCTGATGTAGAAGCATTAGTCTCACTAGTTGCTGCTGCACTAGCACTGGCTGCTGCTGCTGTCTCACTAGCCGCACATACAGCTTCACTCCCAGCTATATTTGATTCTGAAGTTGCTGCCGCACTAGCACTAGTTGCTGCATTAGTTTCTGCAGTTTCAGCGTTAGTCTCAGCAGTCTCAGCGTTTGTTTCAGCTGTCTCTGCTGCTACTTGAGCTGCTAGAGCTGCAACTTTAGCTGCTTCTGTGTCTGCAATTAAAGCATCTAAATCATAACTATCTGCTAATACAGCTGATGTTGCAATTCCATACCCTCTATCAATACTCATATAATGTCCTCACTATGGTGTCTTTAATCTTCTACGCATAGCCTTACGTGCTAGTGCTAATCTTTGTTTCTTTGATAACTTACTCATTAGATGAATCACCTCCATTAAATTAGTTTAGTAAAACTCCCTAGGCTAGCCGAAGATAACCTAAGGAGCTAGGTCTAAACTAACTTATGCAGTAGAACGCATCTCTACGATAGAAGACGGACGAACCACCTTAGTACCATAGACACAATCAGCTGTGAATAAATCAGCTAGCTTCTCTTGTTTGTACTGAGTCTGAGTACGTACAGACTGTTGTGTAGCTAGAACGATACCATCCTTCTGGAATAAGATACCTTTCTCATCATTACCTGTACCTACGTTAGAAGATACAAATACATCTACACCGTAGATCATACCTACTTTACCAGTAGAGATAGCAGTACCGTTACCAATAAACTGTTGCTCAGTGAAGCGGTCTGTAGACAGTAATGCAGTGTAGGCTGATGGAGAAACGATTAGAGAACGACCGTCCATAGGAACGTCATTATCATTCAACGTCTCAATACCTTGTAGGATTGAAGCATCCCAGTTAGTGATTGAAGCGATATCACCAGTACCATTAGTACGCATATCAGTAATCAAGTCAGAGTCAGTCTGCTTAGCTAGTGAGTAACCGCCATCATCAGTGTAGAACTTACGCATAGAGTTAAGTGCTTGTAATGAAGCGATATCTTCGATGTACATTGAGTACTCGTAGTGCTTGTTGATTAGCACTGAGATATCCGCTGCAGTATCTGTGATTGCAGTTACGTCAGTGTTAGCTACTTTAGCTGAAGCTGAGTTACGTGCTGGGTTAGGCAAGTGAATAGTATCACCTTTCTTACCGTTGTGGTTTAAATTATTAACTAGGTTAGCGACAACCAAGTTAGATTTATAAGCTGCTACTACTTCATCTGACCAGATTTCTGGGATAAAGTTAGCGCCTGTTGTTGTAGTCATATTTGCCATTTTATATACTCCTTTATGTGTTTAATAGCATTAAGTTACCCTACCTTCTGAGTAAGCTTGATAAATTTCATCTTGCATAGACTCATATTGGCTAGGGTTTTCCACTTTCATACGGATCAAATCAGCTCTTCTGAATTGTTTACCGCTTGATGAGCCAGAAGCACTTCTAGCTTCGGTCGTAGCTGATTTAAGTTTAGACTGTCTATCTTCTTCAGCGGCTTGATTAACTTCTTGTGTCTTATTAATCAGTGCTCTATCTTTCCAAGTAGAAAGTAGCTCATTAGCTGCATCATAATTATAGTCGTCGGCTGCTTGAAACAACTGCTTACGAATCGGGCTTCCGTTTACCCACTTCTGGAAATCGCCATTATTGACGACATCTGCAAAGTCTGGGTGGCTTTGTTCCAATTGTGTCTTAGCTGCAGCTTGTGACTGCTGTGCTTGAAACTTTTGGAACTCTTGGAACTTAGGGTGTTTTTCTATCAATTGATTAACCGCTTGTGACGGATCATCGAAGAACTCCATTCCATCGTCCTCTGTTTGTATCTGAGAGGATTGTTGTGGATTAGGCTGTTTATCCCTAGCTAATTCAGCTTGAAGGAAACTATCCGATAACTTTCTTAACTCTCCAACTTCCTGAGCCTTACGACCCATTTCTTTTTCGAGGTTCTGATAACTAGCGATAATCTCTTCTGTCGATTTACCTGCAAACTTATCAGGAATTACGGAGGCATCTGTTTCAGCTGTAGTCTCGTGAGAGACTGGTGCTTCCGCTACTGCTTCTGTTGTTCCTGTTACGTTTGTTGTAGGTGCTTCTGTTGCTGAAGTTTGGGATTCAGGGTCCACTACTATATTACTCATATTGTTTTCTCCGCCCCTATGGGGTTATGAAGTGATTGTCCATCTTACGATGAACTATAAAATGGCAGAGCTAAATATACTCTAGTTCTTCTGCCGCTGCTTTAGTCGCTTCCTCTAGATAGATAATCTGTCTAAAGACCGCTAACTGACCTTTATTAAAATGAAGGTCTTGTAAGTCCTCTACACTGTCGAGCTGGTTGATCTGGTCTTCAAGATTCTTTAGTTCTTCAACTAAGTCTCTCCAACCATCGTGCTCACAAAGTGAGAGTCTAGTTTGGTAAAATTGTTTGTCTTCTTGCATTTGCATAATTTAGTGCTGTCTCTGACTTAAGGTGATCCACTTCAGGAACATTACGTAGAGTCTCAGAGTTCTTATTATTAGTATCTGCATTCATCTTAGAGATAGAAGCGAGTTCTTTCTGTAACTTAGCAGCTCTCTCTTGGAAATCCAGTTGAGTAGGCATCTTAGCTTGAGCATCTGCAGCGTTCTTCTGTGCTTTGGTTTGCTCTTCTTGTGCTTCCGCCATAGTCTTCTGGATATCTGCTTCCTTCTGTTTCATCTCTAGAGCAAATGCCATCTGTTGCATCTGCTGTTGTTGAGGATTAGGTTGCATACCTTCCATTAGAGACTTAACTACTTGATCTCTATTGTGCATACTAGAGTTCTGGAATACAGCTAATAATAGAGTATTGAAAGCAGGAGAATCTTTAGGGATAGACTGTAACATAGAGACCATCTGTTGCATCTCTAGTTCTTTAGCCATAATACCCATAGTAGAATAAGGTACGAACTTATAATCAGAAACTGGGTAACGCTCTACATCGAACTGAATCTTTCTCCACATTGATTTATTAATCATAGGGATAAGGAAAGTATTCTGGAAGTTCATTAGAGTACGCTTCTGTCTCTTAATAGAAGCTGACTGTGTCATAGACATACCAGATGAAGTAGCTCTCTCTGCAGAACCAGCATCAGAAGAGCCAGTGCCCATCTGAACCATATTCTGTAACATCTGAATCTGTACACCAGTCTGAGGATCAGTTGAACCTAAGTTAAGAGGCATAATAGCATTTCTAGGATCACCATTAGTAAGAACTGTCTTACCTGGTCTAACCTCTAGCTTAAGACCTCTAGGTAGACGAGTAGCATCTGCAGCCATCATAGGTGTAGTAGTGAGAGCCATAGAATCAATCCTAGCTCTCATTTCAGCATCTAATGCTTTCTGTGCATTATAACCTTTCTCACAGACACCTCTACCCCAGAACTTACTAGGAACTAAATCGTGTTGATAAGAAATAAAAGGTCTATCCTCCATCATAAATGGATTAAGCTCTGCACGTAAGATGTGCGTATCGTTAGCAATAGTAACTACAGCTTCTACTAGCTCATCATCATTATACTCGAAGTCTTCACTATTAGTAGCTGTCCTCTTTAAGAACTTAGCAGGTACTTTACCCCAGTACTCACAAATCTTAATGTGATCACCAGCATCTCTATTAGTGTATTCTGGGTCAAAACCTACTTTAACTATATCTACGTTAGCCTCGATGTCGATATCTCGATATACGCCACTCTCGATGCCTTTGTTAATACTATGTCTAGGTTTGAATATCTCGTGAGCGACACCTAAAGCTTCATTTATAGTTTCGGCTGCAGGGTCAATTAAGAACTCTTTAGGTGAGATAGCTACAACACTGACCTCAATCTTAGGCATCTCAGCTACTTCTCTCACAGAAGTTAATGTACCTTCTACAGGGATAGAGGCAGGACTACGCTCTACAGTCTCCTCAGTAATAATTTTACCGATACCTGTACCGTAGATAGCACCATTTAAGAATACTTCACATATAGCATCCTTAACACCTGCTTCCTCTAAATCTTCTTGGAGTAAGTTACGTATCTTCTCAGCTTCTTCTTTCTGATCATCTAAGTAGTCATCTTTAATATCAAACCAACGCCCTCTGCCGAAAGTGGCTTCTTCAATCTCAGCTACAGAAGATTCCACTGCTTGCTGAAGCGCAGGAGAGATAATCTGTGATTTCTCTGACTTACGTGTCTGATCTTCTGGAGTCCAAAGACCACGCCATAGACGATAATATTCATCCCATTTAGTTAAGTAGTTATTATCTCTATGATTTCTCCACTCAGTGAGTCGAGTGCTGAGCCAGCCAGCTAATGCTTGGTACTCTCTTTCGTTATTATAGTCCATATGCTCCTTAATAGCCTGCTACTTCATCTAAAGGTTCCCAGTCATCTTCTAAATCAATAGTACTTAGGAAATCCGCCACACTAACCTGATCAATATAAGCTAATGCATCAATAATGTCATCGTGAGTACCTCTCGAAGGAAACTCAATCAATTGTGTCTCTAAATCCCTAGTATAACTAGGGTCTGGATTAAAAGAAATCTTTCCGTGTTCTAGTCTACCTTGAAGAGACCACGTTATTCTATCTGTCTTTTTCTTACCACCGTGAGTAACATCTGTAATTGGTACCCATCTGCCTGAAGTTCTCATCTCATCCTCTAAGTAAGGATATATTGCATTCTTTAGAGCTCCTGCTTCGATGCCGACTGTTGTTGATTCATTTTCAATTGCTGCCGTAAGTATCTTTTTTGCTGTTTCTTTAATTGACCATCTACCGTGGAGAATATTCTTAACCCACCAATGATCTCCGTCCACTTTAACAATTGCAATAGCCGTTTCATCTAACTTAGAGGTCTTAAGTCCACGGCCTTTCTCCACATTCTCGTAACCTGCAGGGTCAACTGCGATGACATAATTACCTTCTTCTGGCTCTTGATCATCATACTTAAGCCAATCATTCTTAAAGATACCACCTGTAAAAGACACAAAACTTGCTTCAAACTCTTGTCTGAAGGCCTGAGTACTCATAGTCTCTCTAGCCACTTTAATCTCTTCAGGATCGATTAGAGGGTTATCAGTAGAGTTATACTGAAATGCTTTCCAGTCTTCATTCTTCTCTTTATCTGCTTCTACCCATAAGTCATAGAAGTGATTCTTACCTTCAGGTGTACCGATGAATAATGCTTCACCTTTTACGTCTGCTAGTGTAGGCCTAATAATCTTCTCCCACACATCTGGCTTCATAGAAGCATACTCATCTAGTACCACATAGTATAGACCGACACCACGTAATGTATCAGGTCTATCACTACCTTTTAGACTTATCCTGCGACCATTAGTTAATGTAATCGTAGCAGTATTCTCGTGTGTCTGAGCTATTAACTCAGTACCTTGTAGTAGCTCCTTCAACATATTCCACATAATCTCTTTGGACTGTTGGAATGTAGGACCAATGTACCAGACATCCTTACTCTCTGATTGTAGTGCTTTAATGATTAGAATCCAAGCAGCTAGTCTAGACTTACCGAAACGTCTACCAGCAGATACAACCTTAAATCTAGCTGAACTATTAAATATCTCTAGTTGTGCAGGATGTAGTTTTACGTCGAGTTCGTTACTCATTACTACTCACTTCCTTTTCAGCGTTAGCTATACTAACTACCTTCTCATCTAATTTAGTATCATCAATAATGACACCTTCTTCATACTCTAGTGGCTTCTCTTGTTCAGCAGCGACTACTTTCTCCTCTAGACCACCGATGTTGATAATTACATTCCCTTTATCCTCAGAAGACCTAAGCTCTACAGCTTTAGTAGTAGGTAGAATCCTATCCATACACATCTTGAGACAAGTCCTATCACCTTCAAGAGCCATCTCTATGACTTTCTCTACTATCTCTGGACCTTTAGTAGACATTAACTCTCTACTTAATGCAGTATACTTATTGACACTACCTTTTGGTCTACCATTAGGGTTTAAGACAACCCCTTTAGTTAATTTAGGGTTTCCTTTGTTTAATCTTCGTTTATCATCAGGTCTCATTGTCGCTTTGCTCCTTTTTATAAAAGACATAAAAACAAAGCCTATCTTAAGTGCACTTAAAGTCTTTAGATGAGACCAAAGTTATATTTCTTAAGGTGATAATTATAATGATTAAACTTTAGTTTAAAGGATTATTAAAGAGTTGTCTGAGATAGGCTCTTCAGGGTGTTACTTTAGTGTAGGTCTAAATGTTTAAACCTTATACTATTATTATACCATATTTTCTACCAAAAGTCAATACCTTGGTTAAAATAAAGTTATAACCTTTGGTCCCTTACCCGAGATATAACCCTAGTGTCACTTATCATTAAATCTAATAAACAACTATAGTGAGACCTAAATATCCC